CACGATCAAAGGTATATCAAGAATAGAAATGGCTTATGAAAATTCAGATATGCGCAGATACCATGTACCGTGTCCGCACTGTGATGAATACCAACATCTGAAATGGGCGCAAGTGTCATGGCAAGACGATGACCCCGAATCGGCAATTTATGCTTGTGAACATTGTGGCGCAGTGATCGAGGAAAGGCATAAGATCAAAATGCTATTGGATGGTAAATGGATCGCAGAGAATAAAACCAAAAAGACAGCAGGATTCCATCTCAATGAATTGTATTCACCGTGGCGCACATGGGCAGAGGTAGCAGAAGATTTCATATTTGCTAAGAAATCACCAGAAACCCTAAAGACTTGGGTCAATACATCTTTGGGTGAAACTTGGGAAGATCAAGGCGAAACGGTTGATGATGGTGATCTAATGACACGCGCTGAGAACTATGGCATTGATTCAATCCCAGTCGAGGTTCGATTACTCACAGCAGGGGTGGATGTTCAACAAGATAGATTAGAGATTCAGATCGTTGGTTGGGGATTAAACAACCATTCATTCATTCTTGATCATAAGATTCTATGGGGTGATCCTGCGATGAATGAGGTATGGAATGATCTTGATGTGGTGCTGACTGATAACTTCGATGGTTTGAGAATCTCTGGTTGTTGTGTGGATTCAGGCTATATGACCGATCAAGTGTATAAGTTTACCAAACCAAGACAAGCTAGGCGCGTTTGGAGTGTCAAAGGTGTGGCAGGAAGCGGCAAAGCGGTGGCAAGTAAGCCTACTCAGGCAGGCAGAAACCGCACCACGCTCTACACTTTGGGTGTTGATACCATCAAAGATGCCGTTTATTCACGCCTAAAGATTGAAAAAGGTGATGGTCAGGTGCATTTTTCAACTGATTTAGACCCTGAGTTTTATGCTCAATTGACTGCTGAGAAGTGTGTCGTTAAGTATTTTCGTGGATTTCCACGCAGAGAGTGGGTTAAAACTAGAGATCGTAATGAAGCACTCGATTGTTTTGCTTATGCCTTTGCTGCTTATCACATTCTTAATCCAGCCATTGAGAAGATCAAAGAACGTGAGCGACAAGAAACGACTGAATCAATTGAAGATGAAAAAGTAGTTGAAAAGCCAATCCAAAGACCAAAGCAGACCATGCGTAAACTTAAACAAGGTGGCGGTTTTGTGTCCAGATGGTAAATAATCCTATTACCTTGACAACTCATAAATGGTTACTACCATAGACCACAAATGAAGTAATGCGTTCGCATTATTTTTCGCATATTTGGGGATTAAATGGCAAATTTATTTGATACAACGAATTACCCTACAACCGAGCCAAGTACCATTATTGCCGGTGATCGCCTAGCATTCAAACGCACTGACTTGGATAGTGATTATCCAGTTGCAACTTATTCACTCAAATATTCAGCACGTTTAGAGAATGGTGGATCAACTGAGATTTCATTCACCGCATCAGAAAGCGGTAATGATTATATTGTTGAGGTGGCAGCCGCGACAACTGCCGCATATACGGTTGGCATTTATCATTGGCAAGCTTACATAATTAGGACAACTGACAGTGAAAGGATCACTATTGATTCTGGCACTTGGGAAATCAAAGCGAATAGAGATATAGCAACTACTGATCCACGCTCTCACATTAAGAAAGTTTTGGATTCGATAGAAAGTGTCATTGAGAACAGAGCAACTTTAGATCAGGAAAATTACTCAATACAAGGCCGGAGTTTAGGCCGAACACCAATAGCCGATTTGCTGTTATTAAGAGATAAATACCGTGCCGAATATGTTTCTGCTCAACGTAGTGAACGCATTAGCAATGGCCTAGGTCATAGCGGCATCATTAAGGTTAGATTTTAAATATGAATTTTAATATTTTTAAAAAACGTAAAAAGAAAATAGCAAGACGTGCCTATGCCGGTGCAAAAGCTGATCGGTTGACGAATGGCTGGACTGCCTCGAATGAATCTATAAATGATGATCTTCGTTCTGGTGGTTTGGTGCTTCGTAACCGAGCGCGTGAACTTAGTTTAAATAATGATTATGTCAGAAAGTGGCTTGATCTGGTTGTGGCCAATACGGTTGGCGCAAAGGGTATCACTTTGCAAGTTAAGACTAGAACCACAAAAGGCAAGCTCGATGAAAAAACAAATCGAATCATAGAACAAAAATGGAAGCAATGGCAGAACCCTGATAACTGTTCATCAGATGGGCGTATGTCATGGTTTGAATCTCAGAGAATGTTCATACTTTCAGCAGCTAGAGATGGCGAAGTGTTGATTAGAATAATTAGAGATGGTTCACATTTTGGTATTAAGCTGCAATTTCTTGATGTTAATCGATTAGATGAAACCTATAACATCCACCTCAAAAACGGCAATGTGATCAACATGGGTATTGAGATTGATTCAATAGGTAAGCCAGTGGCATATCATTTATTGACCAATAGCACAACGCCATATTCGCACGGTGGTCGTTCATTTGAGCGTGTACCGGCAGAGGATATGATCCATGCCTTTAAGGCAGAACGCCCAGAGCAGATCAGGGGTGCAACTTGGATGGCTTCGGTCATGTCAACTTTGCATCAATTAGACGGTTATTTAGAAGCAGAAATTGTGGCTTCGAGGGTTTCTGCTGCCAAAATGGGATTCTACACCTCAGAGGCTGGTGATTCTTATGTTGGTGATGAAGATGTTGCAGGCAATCTTGTGAGTGATGCAGAGGCTGGTACGTTTGAACAGTTACCAGCAGGCACATCATTCACCACATTTGATCCACAACATCCATCCACTGCATTCAAAGATTTCACGAAATGTGTTCTCAGGTCGGTTGCTGGCGGACTAGGTGTTTCTTATAACAGCCTTTCGTCAGACCTTGAAGGGGTTAGTTTTTCAAGTATCAGATCAGGTGTTTTAGAAGAACGTGATCAGTGGCGGCAAAATCAACAATGGATGATCGATCATTTTTTAAATCGTGTGTACAAAGAATGGTTGAGCATGGTTCTTTTGAACGGTGCTTTGCGATTTACTTTCGCAGATTATGAGAAATTATCCGTCATTCATTGGCAGCCGCGTGGTTGGGCATGGGTTGATCCATTAAAAGATGCAAAGGCAAATACTGAGGCAGTTTTGGCCGGTATTAAAACGGCATCAGAAGTGATTAGTGAAACTGGGTCAGACATCGAAGATGTTTATGCGCAGCTTCAATATGAACAAGAACTGGCCAAAAAATACGGCCTTAATTTATCAGTTACAGAACAAGACGAGGTTGCAAATGAGCAAACAGATCAAGACGGGTAATCTTGCCCGTTCATTTAATTTTGAGCGCAGTGCGATAGATGTGGAAGCACGCACGGTGCATCTTACTTTTAGCACGGAAAATTCAGTTGAAAGGTGGTTTGGGCATGAGGTGTTAGATCATCAGCCTGAATCCGTTGACTTAACCCGTCTGGAATCTGGTGCGCCCTTCCTATTGAATCATTCGCCTGAATCTCAAATCGGTGTAGTAGAGCATGCAAGAATTGAGGACGGCAAAGGCAAGGCCATTGTTCGTTTTTCAAAATCAGACCATGCACAAGAAATATTCAATGACGTTATTGACGGCATAAGAACTGGAATATCAGTCGGATATAGAATTTTAGAAATGGAAGTTGAGGACGAAAAAAGGGATGGTGTTGAAGTATATCGCGCTACTCGATGGATGCCTTACGAAATTTCTTCAGTTTCAATTCCGGCAGATATTACAGCAACCATCGGCAGATCAGATGAAGTCGAAGGTGATCATGTGACAACAATAACAAACAATCAAAAGGAAAAAATCAAAATGTCAGAAAACAAAACAGAAACAATCGATATAAAAGCGGTTGCAAATGATGCAATGGAAGCAGAGCGTTCGCGCGTTGCCGGTATCACTTTAATCGCAGACAAGCACCCACAACTAAAAGAGTTCTCACGTCAATTCATTAACAGCGGAAAGTCGCTTGATGATTTTAGACAAGTAGCACTCGAAACCATCACATCAGATATGCCAAAAGCACCATCAGCCAGAGCCGATGATTTGGGTTTAACTGAAAAAGAGCAAAATTCTTATTCACTATTGCGTGCGGTCAAGGCACATTCAATTGGTGACTGGTCTAATGCTTCTTTTGAGCGCGAGGTATCAATCGCAATCGAGCAGAAAGTTGGCACATCAAATGGTGGCTTCTTTATCCCTGCTGATTTGCAATGGGGTGGCAAACGTGACTTGACAGCAGGCACAAGCACTGCCGGTGGTCATACAGTGGCAACCGATCATTATGGAGATAGTTTTATCGACGCTCTACGTGCTAATCTCGTTGTTGAAAAAGCTGGCGCACGCTTCATGGCCAACTTACAAGGGAACGTAGCAATCCCTGCTCTAGACTCAGCAACATCGGTCTATTGGGTAGCTGAAAACGGTTCACCGACAGAAGGTGCGCCAACATTCAGACAAGTGACCATGTCACCTAAAACAGTTGCTGCTTATGTTGATATTTCTCGCACGTTAATGAATCAATCTGATCCTTCAGTTGAAGCCATTCTACGCGCAGACTTAGCGGCAGGCGTTGCAGGTGCTATCGATACGGTGGCATTAAACGGTGGCGGTTCAAATGAGCCTAGTGGTATTTTGCAGACATCGGGTATTGGTGCTGTGACTTTGGCGGGTTTAGGTGATCCAACATTCGGTGAGATTGTTGATATTGAAACGCAAATTTCACAAGATAACGCATTAACAGGTGCTTTGTCTTATATCACAACACCAGCGGTATTAGGTGCGATGAAGCAAAAGGCCAAAGACTCAGGTTCTGGCATATTTGTGGCAGATGGTATGAGTGCTAATGGTCATCCTGTTTATACGACTTCAAATTGTTCGGCTAATACGATCATCTTCGGTAATTTCTCCGATTTGGTTATTGGTCAGTTTGGTGCAATTGAGGTGGTGACACAGCGATCAGCTACAAGTGGCGCATTGACACTGGGTATTTTCTCAGATGTTGACGTTGCTGTTAGACACGCGGAAAGCTTTGCTAAAGGCACAGGCGGTTCTTAATAGTTAATACCAAAACAGCCACTGGCCTCGTTGCTGGTGGCAACTTTAAACAAGGGCAAATTATGAAAGTTAAAATGATAAGACAAACCTCAATCAAAGGTAAGGATGTGATGATTGGTGAATCAATTGAAGTTGATGACGCAATGGGTCAATTCTTGATTAATAAAGGTAAGGCAGAAATCGCCACCAACAAATTTAAAAAAAAGACTAAGAAGTAGAGATGTTTACCGAAGATTTATCAGCATTTTTTTCCAACGATGAACTGGCAGACAATGCCACGATTGGATCGGCAACTGTGGCTGGGATTTTTGAAAATCAGTTTGTTGAAGTGATGGGCATTGAAGCAGTTAGACCAGTATTTACGTGCGATGAGGCAAATGTTTCAAGCATTGCGCATGGTGACGCTTTAACCATTAAATCAACATCTTACCAAGTTGCTGGCATCCAGCCTGATGGAACTGGTTTAACTTCTTTAATTTTAGAGGAACAATAATGTCGCATGTCCGTCAACAAATTCGTGATCAGTTGAAAACCACATTAACTGGGTTGACAACAACTGGATCAAACGTATTTGATTCGAGGGTTTATGATCATGATGCTTTGCCGTCTTTGGCAATTTACACGCTAAGTGAAGAACTAGGCGAGGAATCAGCGAACAAGCAAATGCGCATTTTAAATATTGTGGTTGAGGCACGCGCAAAGGCCAATACCAATTTGGACAATACCCTAGACCTAATTGGTTCAGAGGTAGAAGCCGCCATTTTTTCAAGTGGTGACACCACGCTAAATGGTAAATGCAAGGACATTGATTTTGAGGGTGTTGATATTGAATTATCAGGCGATGCCGAAAAACCAGTGGGATTAATGATCATGCGATTTGTGGCACTTTATAGAGTGGACAAATCAGATGTGACAACTTTGATAAGTTAGGGGGGCAATATGCCAACAATGTACAGAGATGGAAACGATCCGATTATTGTTCAAAAAGGTCAGATTCATAATGCAGAAGTGCGAGGGTGGTCACTCGAAAAACTGACTAAAAAAGAAAAAACAATTAAATCAAAACGGAGTAAATAAAAATGGCTACACATACCGGCAGCGAGGGTCTAGTACACATAGGCACTACATTATTAGGCGAATTAAAATCTTGGTCAGTTGACGAGAGCGCAACAACAATTGACACAACACAACTGAGTGACTCTGCAAAGACATTTGCAATTGGCACGACTGAATGGGGTGGCTCATGTGAGTGCTTCTTAGATGAAACTGATTCAGCGCAGACTACCCTAGTTATATCTGCATCGGTTACTCTGAAATTCTATTTTGAAGGCACAGCATCCACAGATAAGTATTACACCGGCACTGCTTTGGTTGAGTCAATTTCAAGAGGTGGTTCAATTGATGACATCACTAATGTTAGTTTTACATTTAAAGGCACTGGCGCACTAACACTTAGCACTGTTTCTTAATGAGCATAAAGGATAACGCCAAGGCTCAATTCAAGGCAAAACTATCTGGCGAACTTATGTCGATAGAAGTGCCTGAATGGGGTGATACGATTTATTATAAAGGTGCGATTAACGGCAAGCAACAAGCCGAGATTCTTAAACTTTATGATGCAGGCAAAACAGTGGATGCGGTATGTATGGCACTCATTATGCGAGCCTTGAATAAAGACGGTGATCGTATTTGGCGGCCATCAGAGTTGAATGAGTTAATGCGTGAATACGACACGGCTGTTATCAGTCGTTTGGTTGAGCAAATTAGTGATGATGAACCATCGGTGGATGAGGCAAAAAAGCCTTAGAGGCAGATAATGATCTGCAATTTTACTGTCAGTTAGGTGAGCATCTTCACAAGTCGATTGACGAGGTGATGGAATTAACGACAGCCGAACATTGTATTTGGGCGGCTTACTTTGAATTAAAGGGAAAGGAAAATGGCTAGTTTAGGCAATGCAAAATTTACCATTTGGCTAGAGGATAAAACCAAAAGAGGTTTAAAAAGTCTGGGTCGAGGTTTAAATGCTACTCGCAAGGCAGTCTTTTCTTTAAAAACTGGCTTTGTTTCTCTTGCCGGTATCGCTGGCATGGGGATGCTAATCAAGCGATCGTTAGATGTTATCGACACGCTAGGCAAGGTATCGTCAAAACTAGGTGTCACTTCACAAGAATTACAGAAGTTTAGATACGCAGCCAAACTGGCTGGCATTCAACAGACCACCCTTGATATGGGTTTACAAAGATTCATCAGGCGTGTTGGTGAGGCCGCACAAGGTACTGGTGAAGCAAAAGATGCCCTTAAAAAGATGGGTGTTCAGCTTACTGATACAAACGGCAGAGTTTTATCGGCAAGTGATCTACTTGGTCAAGTTGCAGAGGCATTAAAAGATACCAAAGACCCAGCAGAACGATTAAGACTTGCATTTAAGCTATTCGACTCCGAAGGTGTTGCAATGGTCAACATGCTTAAAGATGGATCAGGGGCATTAAATGATGTGATGTTAGAAGCTGATCGTCTAGGATTTGTATTAAGCACTAAATCAGTTAAAGGTGTTGAAGATGCAAATAATGCAATCTTTCGTTTATCTAGATTCTTAACTGGAACTTTCCAACAAGCGGTGGCCAAACTAGCACCAGCAATTGAAAAAATCACTGATCATTTCCGTGCATGGGTTGAGATGAAAATCGATGAGTCTGGTGGTATCACCACAGTTGCGCGCAAAATTGCAGCATCAATTGTTGAAATGGCCATCAGTATTCTTGAAGCCTTTGAACACATGGGCAATGGTGTGATTAGTTGGATCAATAAAATCAAAGCAGCCTTGCCAGTTTCTTTGGGTGGCTTTAGAGATACCAAAGAAATCATGGATGATATTGTCAAAGTTGAAAAACAACTTGGCAATAAAGACATTGCACCAAAAATGAAAAAAGGTGCGGTGGCTAGATTGGCACAACTTAACAAAGAAATGGTTAATGCCAATAAGTCACAAATTAAATTCGTTTTTAATAATAAAGCAATGCGTGATTCATTAAAGGAAACTCTAAAAACGATTAACGACACCTCAGAGGTTGTAAAAGGACATCCAGAAGTCTTTGGTGGTGAGGGTACTGTTCTTAAAAAGACAAAAGAAAAGACCGTCTGGCATAAAATGAAAGAAGGTTTTAAAGATTACAAAGACACAGTTGAAAAGGGTTCAATAACTATTGCAACTATTACTGCAAAAACCATGAAGTCAACAGAAGATGCTATCGTGAATATGCTCACTGGTGTTAAGACAGATTTTAAGGCATTAGCAAATTCAATCGCTGCTGATCTGGTGCGGATGCAAGTTAGAAAAAACGTCACTGTACCATTATCGAATTGGTTGGGTGATATGGATTTTAGCAAAATATTAGGTTTCGCACATGGCGGCAGACCACCCGTAGGCAAACCGTCAATCGTGGGAGAAGCGGGCGCGGAATTATTTATTCCTGATAGCGCAGGCACTATCATTCCTAATAATCAATTAGGCGGTGGTCAAACCATCAATGTCACTTATTCGCCACAGATTAACGCGCTTGATCCAAGAACAGCAGCAACAGTAATTGCCCAGAACGCGCCAACGATTGTTGGTGTTATTCGACAAGCATTTAATCGCAACGGCAGAACGGTGGCAATATGAGTGGATCATATCCAACAACACCTATTGCTTCTAGTATCACAATCACTAGCGTTGCACCAACACTAACCAGTGTTACCCATTCATTGAAACGTCAAGCACGATCTCGCGGTGGTCAAAGATGGTTAATGGATATTGGTTATCCGCCATTGAGCAGAAGTGATTTTGCCCCGATTTGGGCATTTGCTCAAAAACAGCAAGGTCAATATGGCACGTTTACATATCAACCGCCAATTTATAAAGACACATCTGGAACGGCTACTGGCACATTGTTAGTTAATAATAGTGGTGGTCATGCGGCAGGTATTTCAACCATTGTGAGTGATGGATTAACTGGCACACTTAAAGCCGGTGATTTTATTAAATTCGCAGGCCATGATAAGGTTTACACATTAACGGCTGACGGTTCAACTTCTTTGGCTATTGAGCCAGCATTAGTATCAAGCGTGGCAGACAACGAGGTGATCAGCTATACCGATGTTGCTTTCACAATGGCATTCACAGCAGACGTTCAAAAAATGAGCGTTTCAACTGGTGGCTTTGTGTCTTATCAAATTAACATGGTCGAGGTGATCTGATGGATCGCTCATCAACATCAGCATTTCAGACCGAGATTGCCAAACTTCAAAATCAACCAGTACATCTTTTATCGGTGCATTTTGATGATGAAGTGGTTTACATGAACGATGGATATAAGGACATAGTTTACAATTCAAATACTTATCAATCAGTTGGTCATTTTATGGCTTTTTCAGACATTGAAGAAGCGGCAGAGGTTATGGTCAGCACCATGACATTGTCACTATCTGGTGTTGATCAAACATGGGTGTCAAAGGTTTTAAATAAAGAATATATTGATCGAACGGTTAAAATATATACCGCTTTTTTAGACAGTGCGCAGGCACTTGTGGTTGATCCTATTTTGATTTTTGAAGGCAGAATGGATCAGCCAATGATCAGTGAAGATGTTGACTCAGGCCAATCAACGGTGTCAGTATCAGCAACGAATGCTTGGGTTGATTTTAGCCGTAAGACCGGCAGACACACGAACCATGAAGAAACTCAAATCCATTTTTCAGGAGATAAAGGATTTGAATTTTCGAGTGAAATTGTTGCAGACGTAATTTGGGGCAGACCAAATGATTGAGATCGTTTTTCACAATTACATTCAAGCGCAAATTGGCAAGCCTTTTGTTTGGGGTCAAAACGATTGCAACACCTTTGTTTTAAAAATGGTCGATCATTTTCAAGGCACAGATTATGCCGATGATGTGGTTGGTCAATATAGCACCAAACTCGGTGCGCTACGATTTGCTAAAAGAATAGGTACTTTAAGAGATTATTTACCGCTTCAAAAAATACCAAGAAATCATGCTCAGACGGGTGATTTGATTTTGGTAAAAGATAAGTTATTTGATCGGGCGCATATTTGCACCGGCTCAAAAGTTGTATCGGTGATTGAGGATTCAATAACCACCCAAATACCAATGGTTGAGGGTGATGTTTATCGGTGGCGGTTATGGCCGCGGTAGTTGGATTTGTAGCCGGTCAGATTGCCGGATCGTATTTAACCAGTACAGTTGGTGGATTCTTTGCCAAAGAGATATTTGGTATGGCAGTGGGCAAGATTTTCGGCTCTGTCATTGGCATGGGTGTTTCTGGATTATTAGCAGAAAAACCTGAACAGCCTGATTTTGGCGATGATCCGGCCTCTGCCGCATCAGGAATGCTTATTAATAAAAGTGCTAATGATGCGCCAATCCCCGTAATTTATGGCTCTCGCAGAGTGGGTGGAACTCGCGTTTTGATGGAAATAACCGGCACTGATAACGAATATTTGCACATGGTTCTGGCTATGTCAGAGGGTGAAATTGACTCATTTGAAAACATATATCTAAACGAAGTATTATCAACCGATGCAAAATTCAGTGGTTTTTTAGACACTTATACACACACTGGGTCAGTTACACAAGCAGCAGATTCTAATTTGGTTAGTGCTGTAAGTGGTTGGACTACAAGCCATCAACTCAAAGGCACGGCATATTTGTATGTGCGCTTTAAGTATGACCAAGATGCTTATGCCTCTGGCTTGCCAACTCTAACTGCCGATATAAAAGGTGCAAAGGTTTATGATCCAAGAACGGCCACGACAGCATGGAGTAATAACCCTGCTTTATGTATTAGAGATTATCTAACCAATACAAGATATGGTCGAGGTATAGAAGCCTCTTTGATTGACGATACATCCTTTAATGCGGCCGCGAACTATTGCGAGGAAAGTGTCACCATTGGTGGTGCTAGTGTAGATCGATTTACTTGTAATGGTGTTGTCAATACTTCTAATGGATCGATGGATGTATTGAAGAAATTGCTCACATCTTGTCGTGGTTTCTTAGTATTTTCAGCCGGTAAATATAAGCTTGTGATTGATAAGGTTGAAACAGCAGCCTTTACTTTTAGTGAGGATAATATTGTTGGTGCTTGGAATATTAGTCTGGGCGATAAAAACAGCCAATTCAATAGAATTAGAGCCAACTTTTTTAATCCAGATAGAAGTTGGCAGCCAGACATCGCAGTGGTGGATTCATCGGCATTAAGAACTAATGACAATGGTTTGCTTTTAGAAAAAACCATTGATCTGCCGTTTACCTCAGACATTGATCGCGCCAAGATGATCACCACCATCAATCTGAACCAATCACGTCAGCAGATCGTGTGTGAGTTTACAGCCACGATTGAGGGGTTACGTTGTGAAGTGGGCGATGTGGTCTATATCAAGCACCCAACGCCAGCTTGGCACACTCTCAACTCAAATCAAGGCAAACTGTTCAGAGTGATGCGTATCACCTTGCAAAATAATGATGAGGTGAGGATCATTGGCATGGAGTACGATGCCACTGCTTATGATTTTGGCACGATCTCAGCGAGTGATGCCGCACCTAATACTAATCTGCCGGATTTATTAACCGTAATAACGCCAACCACTTTAACAACTACTGAATCATTATATGACACCATCGGTTCAGCCGGTGTAAAGGTAAGGGTTGAAATAGATTGGACTGCCAGTGCTGATGTTTTTGTAAGAGAATATGACGTTGAATATAAAAAGAGTGCTGATTCAACTTGGATTTTCTTAACAACAACAAGAGCAACGACAGCACGACTTGATGATGTTGATCCTACGATCTTTGATTTTAGAGTCAGAGCGGTTAATTCAATGGGTGTTTCTTCGTCATATTTAACACTAAGCAATGTCACGATTAATGGACTAACCACGCCACCCGTTGATGTTGCTGGAATGTCATTTATTGCATTAAGTGGGTCTGCTCATTTATCATGGGATTTAGCAACTGACTTAGATGTAAGGGTGGGTGGTAAGGTTAGATTTAGACACTCAAATTTAACCACTGGCGCATCTTGGGAATCGTCCACAGATATTGGCGCAGCCGTTGCCGGTCACAATACCAATGCTGTGTTGCCATTATTAAGTGGCACATACATGGCCAAGTTTGTTGATTCAACTGGCAATGAGTCAGTCAATGTTTCAAGTTTTGTCACAACCACCGTGCCTGATATTATCAAGATGAACGCTGTTTTGACATCGACACAACACCCAAATTTCACGGGTACTAAGACAGACATGGTGGCGGTAGATTCAATCCTTAAATTCGAGGCCGATACGTTGTTTGATTCGTTCTCAGGATTGATGGACACTTGGACTTTGTTAGATGCTTATGGTGGTTTGGATAAGGCCGGCACTTATGAATTTGACACATACCTTGATTTAGGTACAACATACACCAGCAGGGCAACCGCCAGTGTGGCATTCACTGCCTTTACTCTAGGTGATTATATTGATGATCGAACAACCTATATGGATACTTGGTCGGACTTTGATAATATCCCATCTGATGTAAATTTAAACCTTTATATTGCAACGACTACTGATGATCCATCTGGCACGCCAACATGGGGTGCATGGGCAAAATTTACTGTGGCCGATTATAGAGCAAGAGCGTTTAAGTTTAAGATTATTGCAACATCAACCGATGTATTGCACCAAATAAATGTTAGCGAATTATCAGTGGCTATTGACATTCCTGATCAGGTTCAAGCGGTTGCAGGCATTCAGTCTGGTACAAGCAAATTATCGGTCACTTATCCATCGTCATTTTTTACGAAGCCATCATTAGGCATCACGGTCACAGATATAAGCGCAGATGATTTATTAGAGATCACTAACGAAACTAAAACGGGTTTTGACATTGGTATTAAGCACGGTGCTAGTTACACAGATCACAAGTTTAATTATCAGGCAAAAGGGTATTAATGCAACAGATTAATTTAATAATTGGAGTTCAAGAAAATGGCGATACATGATTACGTGATTGCAAATCAGACGGGTGCAAACACACGATCTGATCTTAATAATGTTTTTTCAGCAATTGCTAGTAATAACAGCAATGCGACTGAGCCGACAACTAAATATGCCTACATGGTATGGGCAGACACAGCCAATGATTTATTGAAGATTAGGAATGCCGCAAATAGTGGTTGGGTGAGTGTCTATACCTTATCAACTGGTGCGCCAAACAATCTTGTTATTGGTACTGATGTTCAGGCTTATGATGCTGATACTGCAAAGACTGATGTTGCTCAAGAATACACATCACAGCAAAACTTCAATGCAACGACACTAACCTATGATGCTACTCAGGATTGGAACTTAGCAACCAACCAAGTTTGTAAGGTAACACTAAC